GTAATCTGTCCGAAGTCATCCCAATGTAAATTCACTGTTTTATAGTGAGTCGATACATTAGGCTCTACGGTATCCATCGGTGTACTAGGTGTACGATCAGGCGGTCTAATACCGTTAATGATCGGTTGTTTAGAATCAAACATCAACGCCCATACTTTATTCCACCGTTTTTTCCATGATCGAATCTGGCTATCCGGTACATCAGGCGGCAAGGTAACGATCTTCCCAGTATACGGAAGTCCAGCAGATAACCGTATGCCAGTATCCTGAGTTATCACCTGTCCGCCAGTAACAACCACCAATGGATTAACTGCGCCATCAACTACCGGGCGTACCGTCTTACCTTCAAGATGATCAAGGCCAGTTATGACGTTAGTTCCACCAGCATCAAACACTGTGGAATAAGAATCAAGAAACTCTTTTTGCCCAGAGTTAGTTTCGAGATCAACCTTACCGGGTGTTCGTTGTCCTGCTAATACAATCTCATTAACACCATTAGCTCGACCAGTCGCTAAATCAAGCACATTCATTTCAGTTATAATTAAACGAGTCCATGCAACAGTCTCGGCAGTACGATCATAAGTTAATACCGCTAAAGTACCATCTGCAAGAACTAGTATAAATAACGCATCCGGATTTTGCGCCCAAGTGCGGAACTTGCCAACAGGTATCGTAACATGCTCTGAGACGAACGTGAGGTCTTGTGACAGCCAGTTATCCTCTTGCCACTCGTATGCCATAGCCCTCAGTTTGCGTCCATCAGGGGTCAAATAGAACACCTTCTCGCCTACCTGTATACCCTGCATGTTACTAGACCCATACGATGATTGTTGTTGGATCTTAAAATCTGAAGGTATGATGACACTGCCCTCAGAATCAACAATATGTTCACCATTTTCGGCACCGATCAACAGATTCTTAGTGCCGAGCATCCACTCGATACGACCAAATTCCTGGAGAGTGAACTCGATGGACGATGAATCGTCATCAGCCGTTACTGTAAAATCTTCCGGAGAAGCGGATACCGATCCCCAAACGGTTTGCTGTTCGCTCGGAGTACCGGCAAGCCATAAGCGACCTTGAAAGTGAGCACCAGTCGCAGGATGATTAGTACCAGTCCATTGTGAAGGTGGGCTTACAAAAACTACTTCTTCCAATGGCACGAACGTATCGGTGCCATGATCATATATTAATTTCTGTACCGGCACATTAGGATGAGTCATATAAAGCACCTTACCACTCGGCACCGGCACGAAATGAAGCTCGTCAAGCTGTGATTCAGTCCATGGTGCATCCATTAAGATCCCTAAACCTACACTTACTGATTCTTCAGCAGTGCCGACAAAGTTAAGTTTAGCATCTACAATCTCATCACCATCAGCTAGTACCGTGACCCAATAAGTCGCATTGTTAGGAACAAAAGTTACAATGATCTCATGACTAGCCGAATCAAATTCCGCAATATCACCGGCACCCTCTGTAGTACCGATCAAAATATGTAATCTCTCTACACCTGCTTGCCCAACAATGACCACATGTGTATCTGTTATCGCCGCAGTTACAGTAGCTAACTGTGATATAGCCGCAGTTTTAGTAATTACTTCCGTTACAGACACATCAGTTAATAGTGCAAATATATCAGGTCCAATACAATCTATAGTAATAAAAAACGGAGAAGCCAGCGGTATAAAAATAATTTCGCCGCCTAATCCAAGCTCATTAATTTGTACATCAAGGTAAGTACCGTCATCTTCAGCAGTACCAATCTGTAACCGCACTTCATTAGCAGCCAAGTTACCTTCTAATTTTACCGTATGAACTTCACCCGGAGAATTTGTACCAACCTCTTGAGCAATACCAGCAATATCACCAACCTGACCGCGCGGTACTAAAGTCACCGAACCGACATTAAAGGTAACAGCCGATGCAGCAGGTAGCTCTCTTACAATCCAACCAAGTCCCTCTTGTTGAAAATTACCATTAACAATTAATTCAATATTATTTTGCTCAGGACGCAAAAGAGCTTCACCGGCAGTAAAAAGAACTTGTGAACTGTTAGGTACAACAATGGTATTCCAATTCAACCCGCCACTGGAAAAGTTACTGTTGAGTAAAAGGTTGTCACCGACGATACTGGCACCGGGCGCGATAATTAATATCTGCCCTTTAGCAAGGATCAAGTCAAAGAAAATGATCACAGTGTAATAACGAGTACGAGATACTTGAATAACAAACAAACGAGCTTTGTTAGCATCTATCTGACCAACATGTTCCAAACCCCGGCGCTTAAATGCTCCGCCGCGCTTATCGATGATAACGTTCTCGGCAACAGCCAGACCTTTTTTATAAATGTCAGTGTCGCTACGCCCGAAGAAACGAGGGGATATTTCTCCGCCTTGGAAACTTAGATGTTTTCGTTGTTGTTTAGGCACGTCATCTCACAATCGTTAGCGCATCGGATCGGGTGTTGTACGAACGACCCTGTAGTCCATCGCTGACAGCAGCAAGTGCGATCTTCTCACCATACATACTCGCCATAGCAGACTGCATCTTCTCGCTGTTGGTCAAGGGAATTGCAAGATCCATTGCAAGTCGTGCAGCAAGAGCCTGATCGAAAGCAGGTGAAAATTTAGTTGTGTCCGTGATCCGGATAAGCATACGAGCGAAAATCCTCTCGGCACTATTTGCGACGATAGTATTACCTTCTCGTAGCCACTCAATCCTGGTTTCACGACCTTGGCCTGTACCACCCCGGCTTGATGATCGGATCCCAGTATTCGAGATCGAGCCTACTTGTACATCCTCACCGCCACGCGATACTTGAAGTACGCGAATAACATTAGCAGGAATTTGAAAGGCTTTATCAAAACCATAGAGCGGTAATGATGATAGTGCAGCAGGTTCTATCCGTGAAATCGCAAACGTCCATTCACGTTCTTCAAGCACGGCATCGCGCAAGGGAGCATAATTGGCTTTGCAAAGTTTAGCCTCAACGTTAGGATCATCGAGACTAATGATTAAGTCACCGCCAAGCCACCCCAACGCAATGTTGCAGATAGCAACTTCCGAAGATGCCATGATCTACTCGAAAGTGCCATTGAATGAGTTCGACGGAAATAAGGTTTCAGTCGCAACGTGATCGTTAAGTGCGTCTGCCCTTTCAACAATAACTCCGGTAGCAATTACCTGTACTGCTTCAAGGCTCTCACCACCAACACCATTATTGATAAGCCCCAAAACATCGAAGCGTTGCTTGGCGATGCTTGAGGTACCGCCGTTTAATGTAGATCTAATCATGGATTACCCCTTAACTAAGTGGATCGACTACCGCTTTCTTTTTCGGTTTCCCAGTCTTTTTATTCTGATCTTTCCACAGATCAACTATTTTCTGAATAGAGCTAGCATGAATAAAGACTTGTTTTTGAATGTCTTCGACTTCAGTAATACCATTGCGAAGAAGTTTTTGAATCCGAAGAATCTCGCCTTGTGTCGTATGTGTACGCATAATATCCTCTTGTTACAAAAAAAGGGAAAGTTGGGTCAGACCCAACTTTCCCCCCGGTTGGTTAAGTGTTTTCAACCTGCAAGTGGACAAGGTGCTCGTCTTCCGTACGAACCACACCAAAAGTGGTTGCACAGTAGATCCGCCATGCGAACGACTGGGTTGGATCTTCAGCGACCCGCACTAACATATCCCGGTTCATCTGCAAACCAAGACCGCGCTTAGTGAAAGCAACGCAGTCGATGGTATCAGGTGCACCAGCATTAATGTTAAGCAGGGTAGACATGACCCAAGTGAATCCCATCCAGTTCGCGACAACACCCATGCTGGACAACTTCTGTAACGCCTCGCGGTGTACATAGTCAGCACTGGTTTGTTCAGTCAGTTGCATGAGCTTTCGCACCTGCTTCGGACCGATGACGAACACTTTCGGGACATCAAGCTCGATGTCGTTTTCCAGGAATTTCTCCTGAACCTGAGTGACCAGATCGAAAGTGATCTCGCTTGCCACAGAAATTAACTGCTCTGACGGGAACGCGACAGTACCACCGTCACCATCCAACGCATCCCCAGTAGCAGCCGCAAGGATCTTGGTATCCCATGCACGACGAATCGCCATGGCAAGAGACATTGCTTGGTTGCTGTTAGGATCGATCAACATCTGAACGATGTCTTCTTGTTGCGTACTATCACCAGCATGTTCAGTGATAGCCAGACTCAAACGTCTGGAGTAGGTGCCGCCAGTTGACGGAGTTGGGACAAGACCTGCGCCTTTCGCAGTTGAGGTTGAAGCCGACAAACGTTCCCAACCATGGTCCTTACCATTGGTTGCGCGCTCCGTTACATAGGGGCGAAGTCGGGTTATGGATTGCTGCGCCAGATGACGCAAGGTTCTCTCGAATGTCGAGATATAGACTTTATCAATATCGGTAGCCACTTAGCTATCCTCCTAAAATTACGTTTAAAAGGTAGCAGCTACAGGCTGGCCCGGTATTTCCCAGTAAGCCTCATGGTAGTTACTGGTAGATTGGACAAGGATTATGAGGCTAAACAGCCTCAGAGTCAACCCCTGCCTGCCAGAGCGTCCCGAAACTTCTCAGCTTCCGACACTTCCTTACCCTTATCTGCGGCTCTAGTAAGCTCGACAACCTTCGAGACTGCCGCATCATGTGCTGGACTGGCACCGTCCCAGTAAGGATGCTCCTTATTATTGAAGATCTCACTGAGTTTCAATTCCGCCTGTCCGGGTGTCATGTGGTCAAACCCATCTCCGCCCGGATCATCACCGATCCTCGGACCGGGGGATTCAAAGCCTCCCATCAACTTATCGAACGCCTTCATATTGTCCAGACCGATAACCCCATCTTTAACTGCCTCAACAAATCGGTCATCAAATCCGACTTGCTTGGCGAAGTTCGCGGTTGAAGCCTTCCGATCTTCAAACGCCTCGCCGTATTCCTTTTTCATAGCCTCGTTAGTTGCGTCCATATCAACCGCCTGCTTGTTCAGGCTGGCGCTATAGTCACCAAGAATAGTATCGGTCAAACCGATCAACTGCTTGTCAGTCACACCTAGCTCATAAGCCTTGGCGGAAAGACCTGCGAAGTTATCTTTCAGGGGATCCGGAATATCCGGTAACTTGTATTCGGTAGCCTCTTTCGGGCGACCCATACGATCATACAGCTTATTTAGATCCGCATTCTCGCCCACATACACGAGATCCGGAATCTTAGCTTGCAGATCGAGCAGAAATTCGTCGCGCTTCGCCGGACTGACATCTTCACCGGGGATGCTGATCTGGTTAGACTGGAGTTTGCGTCCGTTGACCACCATCGTTGCCATCTGATCGATGGTCTTGATGTCATCAAGTACGCCGCTATTTTTTATATCATCGGGTAGCTGTTCTTTCCAGCCATCAGGTAGGTCTAGGGCCATCTTCGTCACTCTCTTTAAATCGTTGTAGTTGTTTCAAGTAGACCACCACATCACGACGACCGAGATTGTACGCTGTTATGTGGGGGTCCGAATCAAATATCTCGCCATCATAAAATTCATCTTCGAGAGCCTTGATTACTGCCTTGCCAGTTTCGGAGTTCATAAACTCCACGAGTGCCGCGCCTTTTTTACGGATACGGCGGCGTATATCCTCTACGGTTACTACAGTTGCTTTCATTGCCGAGTTGCCTCGGCATCAGCCATGCTCTTAGCACCAGCACCGACATCCTTCATCGCCGCTCCCTGTCCCATTGCAATGTCAATCTGACGTTGTTGCAAAGCTGCTTGTTCTTTCTTCGCGATCTCTTGATCGACTTCTTCTTTCGATCTGACAATCGTCGCTGGTATGTCCATAGCT